AGAACAGCTTAATTGAATCCTACAAGAACGAAAGGGAATTCAAACAATCATTAAGAGAATTCAAACATAATGTTTTGAGTAATAAAACTATGTCTAAAGTATACTCTTTATATGACCAATTAAGCACTCCTCAGGGTTTGTCGGAATCAGATGCTAAAGATTATTTGGAAGAAGGTGTTAATCTCATTCAAAAATTGTTGGGTGGAATTAAACTTCCTAAAACAATTTCAGAATCAATTAATGAATATTCTGACATTGATACTTTAGTTTATTCAAATAAAATTAGTTTGTCTGAAAGAGTTTCTGCTAAGAAAAACATTGTTAAAGTTTTAACTTCTGAAAAGAAGACCGTTAAAGAATCTATCAATATTCCAATAAAATCAATGGTTAACATTGCCAACCAAACACTAAGAAATTATATTGAAAATTTGAGTGAAAATGAGAAGAAAGAATTTTTTCAAATTATTTCTGAAGATACAAAAACATTAGAAACTAAATTCGAAACGCTTAGAGAAAGTACTATTTCTAAATTGAATACTATTTTAGAAAATGAGCAGGAGTTTGAAGTCAAGACAAAAATATCTGAAACAATAGATAGGATTAAAAACGAAAAGTTTGACCAACTTAATTTTTTGAAGTTGAAAAACTTAGAAAACTCAATTTAATTTTTTTCTTTGAATATATTTCGCTTTTAAAATCTCGGTTCTCTTCAGGACCGATTTTTTTTTGTATTCCTTTCTATCAAATAAAATTTGATTTTGCTTAGTCTTGATGACTTTAGATTTTAACGTCTTGAGAGATTTTTCTATGTTCTCTCCATTTTTAATTTCAACTATTAACATACTATAAAATATCTTCTTTTTTCCAAAAATTTTGACTATCGGATTAATATCTCTTATTTTTATAATAAATAAACCGATTAATATGAAAATTAATGAAAAAAGGGAAAAGTGTAAAGTTGAATCTTTATAATCCTATCAAATCAAGTTACGGGACTGTAGATTCAAAAAACTTGAAGTCTGTCTACATAAACATTCAATCATGGGTGACTCCCAAATTTGAACACGACAATTGGAATAGAGTTGTTTGTAATTTGAGTAGGGAAATAAAACACTCCGTTTATAATTCCATCACAACAGATATTTTTCAAGAAAAAAGTATTGTTGATTTAGATTTACGTACAAGTGGAATATCACACGGAAAAAAATCATTTTTCAATTTGGAAGTTAATTTATACACAAACATAGAATTAGATTTCAAATCTTATGAAATAAAAGAATCTATCAAAAAAATTATTAAAAATATTTTCAAAAATAATATTATTGAAAACAAATATTTTGACTTTTCAACCTCAAAAAAAGAAACAAATCAATAAACTATCCATTATTGGATATTTATTTTAAAAACCTTGATGAAAAATCTTAGAATATTAGAAGCAAGTGAGCTTGGACATGGCATCTTAGTAGAAATGGATGCAGGTTACGTTTCCCCAAAAGACGAACATAATGCGAATATCTTGAAAGAAGCCTCCAATTTGGATTACAAAAATCCATTTGAATTTTATGCGGTTCTTCAGAAGTATGATACACCAAATAGAAACGGTAGATTTTACCCTGAAAGAATTCTTAAAAGAGAGGCGGAAAATTATAAGAAAACAATTGCGAAAGGTTTATCTACTTCAGAATTAAATCACCCTGAATCATCTCTAATCGATTTGGATAGAGTATCTCACATCATAACTGATATTTGGTGGGATAAGAATATCCTAATGGGTAAATTAAAATTATTAACATCACCAGGATTCCATGAGAGAGGTATTGTTTCAACGAAAGGAGACATAGCCGCAAATTTAATGAGACAAGGTGTTACTATGGGAGTTTCTTCGAGAGGTGTTGGTTCATTAAAAAAAGTAGGAGAAAGAAACGAAGTTCAAGATGACTTTGAATTGATTTGTTTTGACTTAGTGTCATCTCCATCAACACCAGGAGCTTATTTATTTTCAAGTCCCGAGGACAGAAACAAGTATGAAGAAAATTTAGATGAGGAAAGAAATCGTAAAGATTCGAATCAATTTGCTGAGAAATCAGTTGACTTAATGAGAAAATTAAACGATTTTTTAGGAAAATAATTAAACATGGACGAAAAGTATTTTGTAGCAAAAATTCAATACGATTTACCTGATGAGAACTCAGGAAAGATTAAAAAAATCAGAGAAGAGAAACTTGTTAAAGGTTTTTCGGTGACAGATGTGGAAGCAAAAGTCACAACAAAGTATGAAGGATTCACACACGATTGGAGAATAACTTCGGTATCTGAAAGTAAAATCGATGAAGTAATTGAAAAGTAATTTAATAAAAGTGGTCATTTGACCACTTTTTTTATTTGGTAGATATTTATCAAATAAAATAATATGAACTTTCAAGTCACATTTTCAGCAGGTACTGGTCCTGTCAATTCAAGTTTCAAAGTAGTTAATACATCATCATGGGCAACTTGTTTAGCCTACTGCGAAGGTACGGGAGATGCAATAACTCAAATAATGAATTTAAGTAATGTAGAGGTCGTTGTTAATGACGCATCCTCAACTAATTGTTATCAAGTTACATTGAAATCTAATGCTACACAGTTATTAACATCCTACTTAGTTTTCGATACAAGTTATGATACTTTACAAACTTGGGTAAATTCTCAAACAAATAAAACAGTTAACAACATTAGTTTACAACAAAAAACTTACGTAGTAGTCTAATAAAAACTACTTTTTTTAGTTTTGATACTATTTATTAGTTAAATTAAATAATTTTTCATGCAAGAAAATAAATCATTAGTACAAGAGGCGCTTATTCAAATGAAAAACGTTGAAGAAGCAATCGCCGAAAATGCAAAAGGAATACTTCATTCTACTATGAAAGAAGAAATCAATCAGTTAGTAAAAGAATCTCTTTCTGAACAAGACGAGGTTGACTTAGATACAGAAATTGATGCAGACGTTGACGCAGATGATGCGGATATGGATGTTGATATGGATGTTGATGACGACACAGAAGATATGGATATGGATGTTGATACAGACATGGACATGGATTCTGAGGACGAAAGTCCTATAGATTTGACTGACGCATCTGACGAAGAAATTCTGAAAGTGTTCAAAGCTATGGGTGAAGAAGACGGAATCATCGTTAAAAAAGATGGTGAAGATATTCACTTAACAGACAATGACGCAGATACAGAGTATCTAGTAAAGCTTGGTGAGTCTGAAGAAGACGAAGAAATAAACATGAATGAAATGGATGATATTATGAACCAAACAGAAACAGACGAGTCAGTACAAGATGTAATTGACGCAATTTTCTCTAAAGACGGTGACACAGAAGATGTGGACATCGAAGACGTTGAACTTGATGAAGAAGACGACGAAGTTGTCTACGAAATCCATTTAGACGATGATTCTGACGAAGATGAAATGATGGAATCTGATGAAGATGAAATGATGGAATCTGATGAAGATGAAATGATGGAATCTGATGAAGATGAAATGATGGAATCTGATGAAGATGAAATGATGGAACAAGACGACGACGATGAAGAAGAAGAGCTCGATGAAAATTGGGAAGAATCTATTGACGAAACTTACAACCCTAAGAAAGCTGCAAAGAAGATTAAACCTAAAGGTGTTGGAATTGGCTCTGGTCCTAAATTCACTTACAAAGATAAAGCTGCAGGTGGATTTAAAGAAGACAAGAAAGAAGGTCCTAAATCAGTAGGAACTGGTAAAGCTAAATTCGAATACAAGAAAGGAGCTAACATGGAAGGAAAAAACAAAGCTGTTAAAAAAGTTGAAACAAAAGAAGCGGCTAGAACTTTAGGTATGGGTTCTAATTTTAGAAAGGGCGGTTTACCTAAACCAAGAGCACACTCTAAGTTCAACACAGCAATCAAAAAAGAATCAGTAGATGCAGAAGTTAGTATGTTGAGAGAAAAGAACGAAGAGTATAGAAAAGCATTAAATGTTTTCAGAGAAAAACTTAATGAAGTTGCTATATTCAATTCTAATTTAGCTTACGCTACAAGATTGTTC